CATACCAAGAGTAGTATTCTCTATTAGATGTATCTAAGTGAGCATAAGTAAATGGACTAGCACTATCCATAGCATTTAATGTCATATGAAAAGTAAGCATATATTTTCCTGTTACTGGTGCTGTAAAAGTATAATTACTAGTATTAAAATCAGCATTAACATCAAATACTTCAGTACTAAATGTTATAGTAGCTGATGCATCTGTTCCTAAATTATTTTGAGCGGCATTGGTTACATGAAAAGCAGGTTGTAATGGTTTAGTTACTGCACCAATACCGTCAATTCTCATATGTTCAACGCCATTAGTAATAAATCTCATATACTCTGAACCATGAGAATATTGAATAAACCCTACGTCATTATCATCTTGGTCTCCAAACATTATAGAACCAGATTGGTCATTTTGACAAAGAATAGTCATTCCTGTTCCTGCTGCACCACCTTCAAGCACTAATTCATCTGCGTAGTTTTGTACACTTCCACCAGAATCTGCTGTGCGAACATGTATTCCTGTACCTAAATCTTTAGCTGTTACAACGCCTAAAGTTGGAAGTAATGTTGTTCCAGAAACATCTAAGTTTCCATTTAAATCCACTGCCGTAGCTGTTAAATCTATTTCATCTGTTGCCGCAATATTTAATACTGTGCCACTAGCACCTTGTATAAATTGTGTAGCATCGTTAAAACATAATTTATTAGTTGAGTTTAAAGTTAAACCAGTTCCATCTGTATGTGTTAATGTTGTATCCTTATCTGCACCAAATCCTAAAACTGCTGAATCTGATATCAAAGTTACATCATCACCAACGTGTAAATCTGCCGCTACACCTGCTCCACCTGCCGCAATAAATGAGCCTGTGGTTGCACTAGTAGAAGCTGTTGTTGCAACAATTTTTACTTGTAAATTTTCGTCTATGGCTACAGCAGGTGTTGTACCAACTGCACTGCCCTTACCTATTAATAAATCATCTGCTGAGTCATCAAGGGCAATGTAAAAGTCTTGTGCGTTACCATCAAAAACTAATGCCGCATCCTCTGCTCCTGCATCACCAATTGTAAATGTTGGTGTAGTTCCAATTAAGGAAACGTCACCACTAATTCCTCCGTCTTTTATTAAAAGACCATCAATAGTAACACCACTACCGGATGTTTTTTCTGATACTGTATCTACTTTAATCTCACTCGCCATTTATATCTCCTTAATCTTTTGGATTATCATCTTTAACTTTTTTTATTGCTTTAAACCATTCACCAGTCTTATCACCTTTATCAGCAGCCATATCTTTATATAATAAATCAAGTTGCTCCCCAATAGGTAAATAAGCACCTCTTCTTGCTTTTGATACATCTGTATAAAATGCGTCAAATTCATCTTGCAAAGCTTTTAATTTATTATTTACAACTGTTTCAGTTGGTAATTCTGTAACTGGATTATCTACCATTACACCACCAACACCTATTTTATCTGAAAGTTTTAAATTTGCATAAACTTGATTTTTATTATCTGTGTATGTATACCAACTGTTTCTATATAATTGGCATAAAGCATCATTAATATGGTCTGGTCTACCTTTTTTATCCATTCTATGTATCTCCTAATCGTATAAATGTCATAAATGTTTGATTTGCTCCAGAAGTTCCATTTGTAGTAACGCTGTTATTTGCTACATCTGTCGCAAATCTAACTTTATGAGTTGTTACATTTGTAACATCAAACATAAATGAAGATGTAGCAGAAGCAAAAGAGTTAGCACCAGTTGTATCAATAAATTGAGAGCCATATGAGGCAATACCATAACTAGAATTGTTTGTAGTAGTATATAGTAAAGCACTATTAAATGCTGAATAAGCATTATGATAATACATTGCTGTAAATTCAATTAACCAAACTCCTGTAACTGGAAAAGTAAATATACCAGAACTTTCTGACATTGCTGTACCAAGACCACCAAACCCATCTGTATCTGTTTGTTCTACATCAGTTATAGGGTCAACATCTCCAGTAACATTAGTGTTTAACCTCCATTGGTCTGCATGAGTAATTCCACCACCAATAAAAGTTTTTAATCTTGAAGCGGCAGTTTTTCTTAATGTACCACCCGCACCATCATCTATCAAGAATAAATCAGCATCCACTATTGCCGCACCTATATCTGTTGCACCAGTCAATACTGCTGTTGCTAATTTTCCGATTGTAACTTGCCCGTCTGCTAGGTGTGCCGTATCTATAGAGCCATCTGTGTAGTGTTCTGAATTGATAGCATCATCTGCTATTTCAGCACCTGTTACAGCATCTGCATTTATTCCGGCAGTTACTACAGCATTATCAGCAATTTTTGCTGCTGTTATAGCGTCTGCATTTATTCCGGCAGTTACTACAGCATTATCAGCAATTTTTGCTGCTGTTATAGCGTCTGCCGCTATTTTACCTTCAGTTACATTTAAGTCAGCAATATGTGCTGTATCTATAGAGCCATCTACATAAGAATCTGAATCAACAGAATTTGCACTCATGTTTGCTTCTATGACTGAATTTGCCGTTACAAGTTTTGAATCTTTTATACTTAAACCATCAATTGTAACTCCATTGGCTGAAGTAACTTCTGACACAGTATCTGTTTTTACTACATTATTAGCACCATCTAGTTCTACACTCATACTATTACCAAATTACCTGTTATTATCATTACATTGGGAAATGTTATAGGACCTGCTAAAACAGCATTCTCTATTGTTTGGCTTGCATCCATTACACCAGTGTGGGACACAACAGATTCATTAGGTGCTGCGCATCCAATATATTGTATTCCATTAATTGTTGCTACTTCACTCATAAATCCTCCTATTCGCTTATAGTATCAATAAAACTTACCCAAATATCTAAACCGCTTGCTGTATCACAATCATGTGCTAAAACATCGCCGTTTACCAAAACAATTTTTGCTCCACCTTGGATCAACTCAATTGATCCGCCCGGGGGTATCGGTGTGTTTTTAGTAAGATAATGATTTGCGCTACTTCTCACCACATAAATATCTATTTTAATTGTTGTAGTTAAAATATTTGTACAACGAATACCAATAAGAGCATCAAAATCTCCCGCAGTTAAAATATTTGCTGCTGTAGTTCCTTGTGCCCTTGCTACTGCGTTTCTAAAGTCTTGTGCCATCTATCCTCCTTATATCAGAGAGCCACGGCCATTGCAATTGCAAAGCCTTGAGTCGCTGAAGTTCCACTCATATATGTTTTAACAGCAGTTACATTTGTCATCCTCATTGTACCTGCGTCATTAATTAAAATACCATCACCATCTGCTAATGCAGTGGTTCCTCTACTTGTTCCGCCGTCTATTAAATTTATTTCTGCGGCTGTTGTTGTAACATTAGTTCCACCAATATCTAGTGTAGTTGTTGATATCTCACCAGCAACAGTTACTAAACCATCTGCTACAGTTATTAAATCAGTATCATCTGTGTGACCTATTGTTGTTCCATTAATTAAAACGTTATCAATATCTAAAGATCCACCACTAATTAATCCTGTTGTTGTAATTGTTGATGCACCAGTATCAATAGTTCCAAATCCAGAAGTTATTGAACCTGTATCTAATGCACCTGTTGTTACTAAACTAGTATTACCTGCTATTGGACTTAATACTGAAGCTATTGCTGTTCCATCAATTGTAATAGCATCTGCTTCTAGTGTTCCATCAATGTCTGCATTTCCAGATATATCTAATGTCGCTGCATCAAGTTCACCAGATAAAGTAATATTAGTGGCGCCAGTAATAGCACCATTAAGTGCAACAGCACCATTAATATCTATTGTTGTAGCAGCTATTTGTATTTCTGTATCAGCAACAATATCTAATTGACCATCCGTAGATGAATTTAAATATAAACCAGTGTCCCTAAATAATAATTTGTTAGTACTATTTAAAGTTAAACCTGTGCCATCAGTGTGTGTTAAAGTTGTATCAGAGTCAGCACCAAATTTTAATACTGATGAGTCTGATCCTAAAATAAGATCATTACCTACAGTTACATTATCACTAGCATCTTCAAATACTAATTTGCTTGCTGGCATTGTACAGAAAACATCTTTTGTTCCTGCAGCAAAATCAACAGCGCTATCACTATTGGAAGAAGATATTACAGTTGTACGTGTAAGATCAGAACTATCACCATCTAGTGTTCCTAATCCAACTTCAAACTCGTCTTCTGTTTGATGAGAAATTGCATAATACGTTGTATTAGAATTACCTATACCTGCTGAAAAAGCTTCAAAGCCTGTTACAGCACCACCAAGAGAAACGGCTCCCGTTCCTGTGGTTGTTGTAGTTTCTTTTACACGATCATTAATGACTAATGCCATTTAATCTCCTATGCTAGTCTTAATATTGCGTTACTCGCATCTGCTGTTGGAAACTGAATAGTAAATGTTCCGCTAGTAGATGTTTTATCTCCACCAAAATCTAATACAGCTACAGCTTTATTTGAGTCTGAACTGTTAAAGATTAATGCGCCTCTTGCAGTGATAGTAGCTGATGTAAAAGATATATCAGCGAAATCACAAAGTGCAGTAGTACCACTTGTAGTTGGTGTTACGCTTACAAGCGTTCCGCCAGTTGCAGTGTACGTTCCAGAATTTGAAACTTCGTTTGTACTTGAATATGCAGTTGCAGTTGCGTCTAGTGAAGCTGAGCTTGTATAAAGTGCTATTTTAAAAGTGTCGCCAGAAGTTACAGTAAAGTTATGCGTACCTACCAGCAATTCTTGTTTAAAACTTGTGCATACAGCTTGAGTTATTGCCATGTTTTATCCTCCTATGGGTTTTGTGATTGCAAAGGAGTCCGTAAAGCCCCGTGCATATATTCATCTCTTCGATGTCTTCCCTGCTGTTCTATAACTAGCTCTTGAAGCGACCGTTGATATGATTGTTCATATAATTGCAGCATTTCCGCTGGTCCCTTCAAAAATTTGAAGGCTTCTGCAAGACATCCATAAAGCAATAAAGACGGTGCATTATTACCCAACCAAGAGGTTGTATTGGAACTAGATAGTCTTGTTGGTAATCTAGTAATTCCTAACTCAACGTTATACGCTAAATCTGGAGTAGGTGCAACATAAATTGTGTTATGATCCCACCATGCCCAGTATCTAGGGGTTCCTGTTGAAGTTCTATCCGGCCAATATTCGTTCATAAAACTAATATCGCGTTGTTCTAAAAATTCTCTTACATTAGAGCTTGGAGAAAATATCTGCATAGTTCTAACCGTACCAAGAGAAGTGGGGGTAGGAGTAGTTCCACCCGGTAAAGATATAAAAGCATTACTTGCTATAAGATTAGCTGTTTGATGAGACTTAAATACGTCTAAATCTACATCTCTAAATATACGATTTTCAGCATGTTCAATAAAGTCATTAGTTCTAACCGCTGTTAAAACATCTGTACTTACTTCTGTGTAATCAAGTATCTGCGTTGTTAATTCTGCGTATGTAACGGCCATTATGATGTACTCACTGTTACTATTCCAATAGCTGATGTCACTAATGGTTTTTTATTATTGTCTGCGGGTTTCATAGAATTATTATTATCAAAAAATCCCGAACCACCTACAAATACTGTTAAAGGTTCCGCGCGCGCGACGCGTGCGTCTTTTAAACTTTGTGCATCTGCTTTGTGTCTTTGTCTCTCTAATTGCGGATGTTTAGCTTCAAACTCTGATTTATGTACTAAAGAACCATTCCATTCTTTTATCATTTGAGTAAAAGGAAACTCCAT